ACCTTTGGCATGTCATCTCCTAATTGTTACCTGTGAACTACCGAAATAAAAACCGAGAATGGCTAACATTCCCTGCCTAATCTCCGGTAGTAAAACGAATCCTTCCAGACTCTTCCATCTGTCAGAATGGAATCCCAGAAAGCTAAATATTCCTCCAGTGTCTTCAGATTTAATTGTTACCGGGATACTATAAAAAGCAAAAATAAATGGGGCAATCACCACGGCGAATAGAATAGTTAAAGCTATACTTCGTCTGACCCAAACTCCTCCTGTATCAGTCCTTTTAGCAGCACGATCGGCAGAATCGTCAGAAACACCTTGCGCTGCAATCATCCGCTCGAGCGCATTAGAGTTAATCTCCATCTGTGCTGACATAAACTTCATAACAAAACCGGTGATACCTCCACCTAGCATGGCAATTAGCTCACTTGACATCTTTCTTTTTTCTAAAATTCTTAATCAATTTGATTATAGATAGAACCATGAAGATTATGGTACATCCCGATGCTGCTAAAGATAGCAGCAGACTCGTCTCTTGCGTTGTCACAGCGATTATAGAACCAATTGCTCCAACACAACATTTCTGGACTAAATCATTCATTAGTCTACAAATTGTGAAACTTGGACAATTGCAGTGCCACTAATTCCTAAGAATTTAGCAGCTTTCCCAGCACCGGCACTCAAGGTAATAAGGGGATTATCCTTAACCAAGATATGACCATTACTTGCTGTTGGAGCAGTATCATCAAACGTAACGTAAACATTATAGTCCTGCACATCTATCATCACATAGGCAGTATCGCTACCAAAGGCAGCAAACTGGACACCGCTACCACTGGCAGCACATGACAGATTTTCTCCTGCAACAGTTCCGTTGGGTTGTGGATATAGGTTGGTAATATGGCTGTTCATTTATCGTGATTGGGTTGAAACATAAGTGCGAAACCGTCTTTTAACGGTGTTGTTATTCATAATTTGGTCCGTCTTTTCCAACTCGTTAGCCAAATACTTTTCGGCTATCTGTTCTTCTATAATGGCCTTATCATGCTGACCATCCATGCGTAAGAAATCCGCATAAGTGGCATGGGCTATATAATGGAAAAATTCGTTAGGCACTAATGTAATGTCATTAAGTGGTTCCGTATTGGGCGGCGAACTATTGGGATTTAAGTCCCAGGTAGTTAGATAAGCAGGAAGTTCTTTTTTATAAGTTACATAAATAGATGTGTCATTATCACTGCTCACGTTCATTACGTGTGCGCCATCTGCTTGAATGAAAAACTCGAACTCCATAGAACTATTATTCAGGAATGGTTGTGCCCGGTGCATTCGCATAAATTCCTGCACGTCAGCTAAGTCCCTGACGCTAGGTGCTGGAGAAGTTCCATTATCAACAGTCCAGCCAGTTTCACTTATAGTGGCATCTTCCTCAACGCCAGAAGCACTGTTAGTGCTGGTTGTGTTTGCATATTGGGTTGCCCCTCCGTCACCGGCGGCTCCAGCTATAATATTCCAGGTGGTAGCACTACCAGAATAAATCAAAGAATAAAGAGCAGTGGTAGCATCGGTATCAAACTTGGTATAGGATATAACACTATTTGTCAGCGAACTATTTTTAATATATAACCCATTAACCGCAGTGGTTCCCGCACCAAGAATATGAAATCCATCCTGGGTAAATGAAACTATCTGATTAGTTATGGTTCTTGGTTCTGCCGATAACAAATATCGTGGCCACATAGAAGTGGCTTGGTAAGCCTCATAAAATCTCCGGTTCGCCAATTCAAGCAGCTTCGTGTCTTCATTATCCAAGAAAGAAGATACGCCGGATAACGCACGTACTAATGCGTATAAATCATAATTCTTTCTCAGCTGATTCATTATGCTTTGTTTGGGCTGAGATGGGGAAATCGTTTATTGTAGTCCTTTAAAAATTCTGGGCTATGAACTGTTTCACGCCCATATTTCTTAATAAGAAACATGTATTCTGGGTAGGGAAAATTCGCAACACACTTACCCAATACAGGATGAGTTTTACCAACATTAGTATTTGCTTCAACTGCTGTCTGTTCCTCCCGAACTTTTTCAGCCTGAAACTTTAATTCATTCTGATTAAAAACTTCCGCGATAAGAGCATCATCAAGTTCAGCATCTGAATACTTAGGAGCCGTTGGTATAAAATTTATATTTGGTGCATCCATAAGAAAAAAGGGAGGCCAGTTAAAGCCGACCTCCCTCTATGTGAATTGTTTTAATTCAAATTAAGAGCTAAACAAGGTTCCAGCAGTTGGATGATACTCTAAGAAAATTCTAAATTTTCCATTAGAAGCATTACCAAAACCGTTTCCTGTTCCATTTGAAGTTACATCCACGGCACTAACAACGTGTCGTGAAGAAGTTGCTCCATTAAGTAGAACACCATTATTTGCAAAGATGTAGTGTTCGGTTGAATCGCCAGTAAAGCAATCAATCTCGTCCACAAAACCATCTGCATCGCCATCGTCTCCAAGGGCAATAGTGGCATTTGAAACATCACTGCCACTGCCTACATCAGCACTAACCAATTGGTCAATAATCAAAGCTCCTTTAACAATAACCCCAGCCAACTCCGAACCCCCAAGGGTTACGTTAGTAGCTTGAGCACTTGCTGAAGTAGATAGATCACTAGACGCAAAGGAAGCTGAATAGTTGTATCCAAGAGCAAGTGTCTGGATGTCTTCATTTTTACTAAGTGTAATAGCCATAATAATTTCCTCCTATGCAATGACGGTTATCTTACCATGAGCACCGGGGTGATACATGTTAAGGGTTAATGTAGTATCAACATAACCTCGTGGTCCACCGCCCTGATCGTCCAGGCGAGTGCTACCCATTGGTATTAACTCAGCAATACCATAGTATTCTGGATTCAACAAGTAACCGTAGTCCTTGTTGGTTGTGTCCGGCATACAATCAGGATTACCATTAATAATGGCTACATTTCCGTGATCTGACTGATAAACTTCTACAGATAGTTTAATCGTGGAATCCTTACCATTGTAGTTTACACTACGAATAGATAGGTCAGGACCACTTCCGTCTGGATCTAAACGAGCGAAGTCACTGATGATACGCCTCAAGGCGGTATCGGCAACAAGCGTCAAGTTGTTAGTAGATCCCGTAACACGGAATATAGAAGTTATCATGTTATTTAACACCGTTTCGGTGAAGGCTCCAGAAGAATGAATACTTCCAGATGGGGTGCGGAATGTAGCAGGCACATCACTCGGTCCACTGGAATCAATCCAGTCTCCCAAGCCACGCAGCTTGTAAACAGCTCCGGCACCGTCTTCAACGGCACGATCATTATTAGATGCTAATGTTGCTTCTACGTCACGTTTCAGTTCACGGATGGACTTAGCTTCAGCTTGGGCAATCTTTACAGGTCCGACAGAACTAACTGCCTCTTGTAGATCAGAAACCATAAAGTCTCTGCGGAACTTTTGAACGTAATTGCCAAGACGAGCGCGTCCTGCGAACTGATCGGTGAATGTTTGTACGTCTGCGCCTTCGGCAATTCCAGCAGTGGAAATGGCAGAAAGGCTGTCAAGCGTCCATTCAATATAGGTAGCATTAGCTCTGCTTTTAGAAGCAGAAGAAAGGATTGGGGTTTCTTCGGGGGCCAAGATGGTTAAAACATCCGTCAAGTCCTCACGATTGGAAACAGCCGATCCTGGATTAGTTGTATCATATGTGTCTGAAAACGCCATAATATTTTATCGGTGTTGTGAAGTTCTATATTTGACGAAATCACCTAGTTTTCCTGTCTTAAGAAATCTGCTTTGAGATTCTTTAATAGCTTTAGATTGTGGTCTTTCAGTTTTTTCAGACGCTGCTGAAGAAGAAGTTGCCATTTTTGGGGGATCTAGCTTGATATTTCCCGCAGCACTTTTAGCTACCGGGGTATCTTTAATAATATTTCTGTTTGAAAGACTATTAATCGCATGAGCAACAAGATAAGGCATACGTGAATCCATTTGTAATTTTCCATCACTCATCAGATTCAAGAATTGAGTTTTCAATTCATTTCCATTTTTATCCTGAAGCCATTCCAACTCCTCAATAGCCTTACGACCTAATTGCTGACGTATTAAAACGTCATCTTGATTCAATTGCAGTTTTTTAAGCTGATCTGGTATATAGAAATCACGCGACTTCCGAGCATTCAAAAGTGCTTTACGCACTTCTTTCTTGGTCATCGGCTTTCCCTCTACCTGGGTAACTTCGTCATCAGCATTATAACTATCAGATTCAAATAATAAATCTTCAGCCCAACTAATCACTTCAACCACCTCATTAGCCTTTTCCTGCAAAATATCCAAAGTAGCAATTTCGGAGAACGGATTATTTTTAACCTCTGGTTGCTTGAGTTTGAGTTGGCTTTGCTCGCGTTGCATTGCGACAAGCTGCTCTTCAGCGGCTTTACGCTTTGCGGTGAGTTCACCAATACGTTTCTCAGCTCCAGGGATTAATTGCGCCCTAATTGAACTTTTTTCCTCTTCAGACATTTCGTCTAAATTAAACTTAGAAAGAACATTATCCTCAGACTTTTCTTCAGCAACTTCAGCCTTAGCCTCCATTTCCTCAGTAATATCCTTGGCAGATTCTTTAGGAGATGTCTCCTTGAGTTTCTTACTACGTCCTCGTGCAAACTCAGACGCAGTTTGATTTTCCACTGATTCTGATACGGCTTCAGCGTTAGCCGTGGTAATTTCATCGTTCATAACTGTTTCCACTATTTGCGCCTAGCGATGGCGAAAAAGCTATGTTACCATATTTTATAGAAAATCCTTATGTCTTTTTTGGATTTTGTTCCAATCAACCATTTGCAATAGTTGGTCATAGGACAGAATGCGACCAGCAATTTGCTGTAACTGATCTGTCGAGGCTTCATGCATATCTGCAATGCACTCCTCTCTGAGCTGCTCAATCACTTTTATAAACCGAGCAAAATGCTCATAATTTGATAGAGCTTCTATGTCTTTCTCTAAACTCATCACTGCTGCATCTGCTGAGTTTGCACTCCACCCATCTCAGCCGGAGCTGTTCCGATACGGCCTATTTGCGCGTTCTGAACCTGCTGCATAGCAAACTGATACTGGCCCATATATTTCTGCAACCTCTGTGCAAAAGCTTGATCTGATTGGAGTCTCGCAGCGATATCAGGCTGTTGGACATAACTCTGCAAAATCTGCATAGCAATCTCAGCCCCATTAGGACGAGCAGGCATTTCAATACCCGCATAAATTTTCGATATATCATCGGTAACATCTTTTAATATTTGTTGTTGTGCCTCTTCAACCGGCTGAAGCACACTATCCGCAAGAACAGGATCTATACTACCAGCAATGAGCGTGACTAAATCATCAACATTGATACGCCCATTTTTATCGAGCTGAAGCAAGCTAATCATTGAATTAAGCTTGTTTTCCTGCTTTTCAGGATCGTTGTTTAATACATCATAACTAATGGTAACATCAAAGTTTTCATCCGGGTTGCCCTTGTTAAAGACTTGAGGATCAGGAACTCCTGTAACTCTAAAAAATATAGAGTCGGGACCAAACCTCTGGAAGCAGCGGTAGCACATTCCAATAACTTCCGCCGTGTGTGAAAGAAATTTATCAACCAAAAACTGCTGCCGGATCTGACTCAACGGACCATCTTGATCCAAACCAACCAGCCTGTCAGCTTGTTCCTCCTGGGTCTTTTCCATTTCAACACTCCCCGGATTATAAGCCGGAGAAGGTCCAAATTCTATATCTCCCTTTCTCCGATAAGGAATAAGACGACCCGGTCCCCAATCACTGGGGGCTTGCCCAGTAGGATGCATTAATGGCGGGCAAGTTGCAATACTATTACGATCAATCCGGCTATCACGCTCAATCTTCACTTGGTTTTGAATACCACGAAGCAAGTCTGGAATGGTAATGGTGTCATATAAACGCTTACTATCCTCAGAAAGCTTAGTCACCACGACCGGATAATCTTCATACCCGTTCAACAGTTCAAACTTTGCATAACCCTTAACCTGATCGTTACCGTCAAAATCACGGTGAAATACCGTACAATAAATTCCTTCTGAACCATCTTCTTTGTCAATTAACCGCTGGTAGCCATAAACAATCTCAATGAGTTCTTCGGCCTCATAAGCATTATCTGTTAAGCTTAGGCTGCGATTACCATCCTGTTCCCTTTCTATCGATCCAATGTTTACACCGCGATAGCGTTCAATTACAAAATCTACAAATTCTTCATCCCAATCATCGGTAATTATCTTATTCTGTAATTCCTGGGGAGTGTAATAAGTTTTCCAAAAACAATACGGTGCCCGTTGTGGATCAGTTACGTAAGGCGGGAAAATGAAATCTCCATCAGGGGCCAGAGTCTTTACCTCCGGCGCATTCACCTGACGCTTCACTATTGGCAATTCAGCCATCCCCAGTTTACGTAAATCCTTTAATGCTTTCCTGGCTCGCTTTTTAGTCACACCATCAAAACTGCCCTGAATCATGCGAATGATTTGCTCATCATCCGTTCCCTCGCTTATAATTGCTCCCACTTCAGGATTTATAGCAGTGATTTGTTCCAGACTCAACCGTTGCAAAAATGTCCGGTCTTCACGATGCCACCCAACATATGTGATAAGAATACCACGCTCGAGCATATAATTTGCACCCAGCTCCATCTCTTTATTGAATCTCGGTATATACCCGGATGTAACCATCCATTTAAGGAAATTACTTACGACTCTACTTTTCGGAACATCAGAGATTTCAACAGGGAAAGCACGAATGTTAGCCCTGTTTAACGCAGACAAGAACAAGGAAACCAATCGAGTGATGCGCTCGTCTATAACATGGCTCTCCATGTCAGATGCACCCTCCCACGGAAAAGCATCCGCTCCATGCTTACGCATGTCTTTGCTCTTTCCAGGCCACCAGTTGCGCCGTGCATCATAACTACTTCGACATAAATCAAAGTAGGATTCCAACTCTGTAACTGATTGTTGGTAAGAATAACGTAAAGACTTAATGTCTGGTTCATCACTAACGTAAGTTAGCGATTCGGAAATATCATTATTTTTCATTCAATCTATGTCTGACGTTGTATAAAATCTTAGAATAAAAATCTTCGCTTGCACCTATCATATCACATAAATCCTCAACTCCTACAGGCATTCCACATTTCCCCTTTGCAGCAGAGCATAATATCTCCCAAGCAAGAAGCCTGTAAATCTCATTGGCAACCCAATAAGGATTTAACGTGATGTCTTTCTCTATGTCTGTAGGATTTTCCATTTACATCTTCAATCTCTTCAATTAAAATGTTTTTACCTTTTAGTCTCCCGCGCCAACGACGCTGTACAACCACTGGAACCTTTAGTTTTATCTCCTTTATAAAAGCATATACGTAACTGGGATTGGCGGCAGATTTAATCACTTTACCCTCATAGTGCTTAGGAACACATTCAGGAACATCTAAAGAGTCTTTTAAAATGTATTGCCCTTCCTCATTGATCCAAGTGGTTTTCATCTTTCCAGTCATCATTTTATCCGAAAGCTTATCGGTTGCCAAAGATAACAACTCTTCCACATCCACTCTCCACTCTTTAGCCAGCCTGTCAATTCTTGCCTTAGCCATCAATATCCCCCCATCGTTTTTTGTGTTACCAACATGCTCCTGTCTGTAATGTGATCCGGTCCTTCACCACCATTAGCCATTCTTAAATATCTTATTAAATCAAAAAAATCCTTTAACGCTTCGTCCGACTTACCCTGACTATTATAATTAATTAAACTGTCAATTAAATTTCCGCAATCCCGGTGTATGTAACACCTCGGCTTGTTAGCAGAATCAACAGCAACATTAGGATTATACATAAACCATTCATCCAAGGCATTAATGCCAATTTCTTCGCGACGACCATCAGAAGGAACAAATATCATGCCAAAATCATCAAAAGACATATACAAATCATCGTTATTCTCATTCTCACTAGAGAAATAACGGCTGTCACCAATACGCTCAAACACCTCAATGTTCAAGTCTTCTTCAACCTCCTTGAACAAATCAGCGTAAGTCTCCACATTAAATCCCAGCTTCTTGGTTGCCGGACCAGTTTTCCATTTAGGATCACCAAATAATGCCCACTCACCATAACCGTCCCGGTCAGGCCACTCCTTGCGAATGTATACGTATCCGTCCTCATCCACACCAGCCCACAAACTAGTGTAATTACGGGCACCCGCCGGGTCCACCACCTGGTAACAAGTGAATCGCTTCCTGTTAGATATGTCCGGGAACACCATCCCATATTTATTAGGCGTTTCACTTAAGACATTCACCTCGGTGTTGAATAACGGTAACAGGGAAGTCATGTTTCTTACCGGAATACCGTAGGCCCTAACCAGCACCTCGTCATCCGGTCTCCCCCGCAAGTCCTTAACTATACGCTGATACCCGCCAAACGGATTTTCGTCAGAATGTAAATATACAACAGCAGCATCCCTGTTAGGACTATACTGCTTTACCGGTAACTCCCGGTTCAGTAACACCGCTTCTCTTGTCTCTAAAGTTTCACTCCCCTTTAAATATTCATTAATAAATGGTGTATACCCGTTAATAGGAGTGAAAGCTATTAACATCTTACTGTCCCTGGTCGCCAGCCTGAACCTTAAAGTGTTTACTAATGTCTCGTCACCCAAATATTCGTCCAGCCAAGCTCCGAGGTTTATGTTATCTCCGGTCTTAAATCCAAATTCAAAGCCCTCCAAAACGGTTTGATTGTTACTAAACTGCGTGTAAGTCTTGAAATCTACCCTAGTACGGGTGTCAGGGAAGATAAAACCACTCCCAGTAAAACCATTCTGCATCGAGTAGTTGATGTAGCCCTCAACACCCTTGGTCTTTCGCTTGAACTCCTTGGGCATCATCTCCCATATCACCGCCTGCTGCACCTTTACACTCGTGTCTGCGTTCTGTGAAAAACATACAATGTGACCATCATTGTTGGCCATAACACTCTCCATCACTATCTTGGCACATCCAGTGGTTTTACCACTACGATTACCACCAAGACACAAACATTCGTTGTATTCATCCAACCCAGAACGAATGCGGCTCCAGCCAGCCAGGTCAAATCCATACCTCACAGGGTCTACCCTGCTGCTCAAAATACGCTCCTCGTGCGCTGTGTGCAGGCTTTCAAGCACATCAGGGTCCTTCTTGCCCCAAAATACAATTTCCTCGTCTGATGGCCCAGGTAGAATCGGGTGAGGACTAAACTCCATAAGGTTATTCATTCGTCATTATCAATGGCCTCGGCCTTCTTTATCTGTAACATGCGCTTCCGGGCAGCTTCAACAGTCGCCTCGTAGTCCGTCTGTGTCACCATCTTTCGCTCCTCCACTATACTACTAACCTCGCCACGGAATGTATTACTTCCCCTCTCGGCCTTCTCCAAGGCAACGCTTAAAGGCAATAAGTCCCTGAAGGTTGGCTCAATTTCACCATTCGCCATCCGCTCCTTGAGAGCATCAATCAAAGTTTCCTCCAAAGAAGAAAGTTCCAGGAAATGCCTGCCACGGATGTTCGCACCCATTGACCGCCAACGGTTTGTGTAATCAGCATATTGAACCAAAATATTAGAGGTGGTGTGGCTCCTTAACCCATATTTCTTCTCCATCTGGGTCTGAGTTACGCCAATTGAGTGTAAATAAAGGATAGTAGCCACCTTCTCAGGGTTATACTTACTCAGACTCTTCGGAACCGTTAGCGTTTCCTTCACCTCGTTAATCCCATCCCGGATAGATGTAATTAATTCCTTTTTGTCATCTTGGTCTGTAATCATTGAAAATAGCTACAATAACTGATTCTACTAGTCAAATTTTTTTAAAAGGCAGTTAATCTATATATATGTCAGGCGCGCGACCTTCGGCGACCCCCTCCCCCCCTGCGCGGGCGCGCGGGCGGTAAACATTACATACGCGAGGTATTCGGAATTTGGATACATTTATTCTTCCGCTGTACCCGGTTAATGAATACACTTTCCTACCGTATCCGTTTGCTGGATACCTCACCTGCGCGGTGCTGGATAGGAAAATCAGCTTAAAGAAAAAACTCTTTTGATCCTTTGGGACCCATTTTACAACCCTAATTAATTGGGGAAAAGTGGTTACAAAATTGCCCTTCCCTTCCCTAAGTTGTTGCCATTCAATGATTTAACCCTTGTGAAGATACTGTGCGAAATTGTATTGACTTCACCTCATTGGATCTGTAGGGTTTTGGTTTTAAATTAATTATTAATCTAATAAATCAAAAATCATGAAAAATACGGTCACAGTAAACGAACACACCGCAGAAGTTAGAGACGAAATTCTCATCCTTTTCGGAATCGTGGAAGCAGGCGCAGGCTATAACGATCACAGTCAAGATTTCATCAACGAGTGTGAGAAGCGGATGTTACAGCTCGAAGCTGATAATCCTTTAATCTTTGAATAACTCACATCCAAAAATCAAAATCATGAAAAAATACACAGCACAGATCAACGCTTTCGGAAACGTCATTGTTTGTGGCGACCAAATCGCAAGAAATTCCTACCGTATAATATTCACCGGTAGTTACCAAGATTGCTTAACCTTCAAAAACTAACTCAAAAAATCAAAATCATGAGAACCACAAAAGCACAGCTAGAAAACCAAGTTGAGCAAATCAACATGCTGACAAATAGCCCGCTGACAAAATATCAAACAGCTACTGTCGGAAATCTAATTTCAAACATAGGACATTACTACATAGGTTATGCCTATGGCAGATCGAGACTGGAGAGAATAGTAAACACAGGAGGAGGATGCTCTGACATTTCTCACAGTGTGACAAAAGGGGAATTGAGCAGCATTCTGCACAGCATGCTGAACGTCCTAGAGAACCAGAAAAAGGGTTAAAAAATCAATCTCACACCTAGCCCTTGAGCTTCGAGGGCTAGCTTGTGGAACTATCCACTCTAAAAAAACAAAAATCAAAATTATGAAAATTGTAGTGACAAGACACCAGGCACTAGTTGAATACCTATGCCTGACAGGACTGACCACCGAGGAAACCCCGGTCATCTCCCACGCGACCATTGAACAAGTCGCTGGTAAGCACGTTATCGGCGTGCTTCCCTTATCCCTGGCCGTTCACGCGGCCAGTATTACCGAAGTCCCTCTAGCTCTCACTCCTAATGACCGAGGAAAAGAACTTTCATTTGCTAGAGTCAGTGAAATCGCCTCCTTACCGGTGACTTATAAAGTCACTGAAATTGAAGGAGTTCTATCGTGATCTCCTTCATGAAAACCCGGCGATTCCCCGTTGAGGGGATTGCTAAACAATCCACTGGAACCGTCTGTGGGGTTGACAACCTCACGCCACCGCCGACTGAGGCGGAAGGCGGGGCGTATGACCGTTGCTACGAAGGCGGGGCGTCTCCCGAAGACAGGGAGATTGCTAAAAACCTCGATGCTCGACTGACCTCAGCGAGAGCATCTGCACCTACCGAATACACGGTAGAGATCCCAGAGGGTGCGTCCCTCTGCCTGACTCCAGGCAAGTATGAGTCGGCTATTACGCTGACCGCCAAGATTGAAGATTGGATTGAAGATTCTCGTCATTTTGAGAGCGATAGGAAAAACCTAGTGATTACCAAATCACATCAAGGTTTAGTGATCCTCACAAACATCGAACTCGTCAAAGTCGAAACCCCAGACCACGGCGGTTCCGGATAT